GCTAAATGTACTATTTTGGATTGTCTTGTGACTACATAAACAATATGTATAGTATTTGTTAGACGAGATGCTGAATTTCTCGAATTTTGACGGTCAGATGCTACCTTCATTAGACGAAATCTTGAAAGTATTTTCGTTATCTTCACTATCAGCAGCCTTCTTACGAATCTTTGGTTCATCTTCCATTCGTGATTCAAAATGACCGGTCAGTGTTTTAAAGAAATCATTAATTTCTTTAGGCGCCACAACCGTTTTCTTCTCACCTTTGCAGTTATCGACAAAAGCCATAACAGCGGTAAGAACGGCGGCAACTTCACCTTGCCAGTCAGAAAAATCGATCGCACGATCAGCAAATTGCACATTCGGAGCGCTTTCAGGCAACTCTCGAATACTAAGAGACCAAGTGGTCATCTTAGAAAGTACTTCACTGATTGGTGATTTCATGATTGGAATCGTACTGCTAGATTTGACAGCACCTACAGGTGCTGCCTTATCATCAGTTGATTCAGATTCGTTAGTTCTATCTTCAGTAAAATCACTCATAGATTAACCTCCAATAGGCCTTGACATCGCGCTAATTTCTGCTTGTTTATCTTTAGAGAAAAGATTTTGAGCAGACACGCGAACCTCAGCAGTTAAAGCTTCGAACAACCATTCTAAATCGTTAGGGTTATATTGTTGGGAAATTTCAAGTAACATACGAGAAATCATCCATGAAAGTACCGCAGTATTTTCATTATTGAATGTTCTTCGCCCGTACACATAAAAGATCCCTTCACGACGCATTAAATTGCGTGTTAAATTCTCGACAGCTCTGCTCTCAAAGATAGGTCGCATGAGCTCGTAGAATTCGTGCCACAATAAACGTTCTAACGTATAGGCTGGAATGTCGTAATCTTTGCTTGAAAACTCGTCAAATACAGCTTTCAAAGCAGTCATTCGCTGTGATAAATAATCAGGAAGAAAGAAATTCTTCGCGAGAAATTTATCAGTATAGTAAGATTCTAACCCTATTTCCATTAGATTTACTCTAAACGTCATAGGCTCAGGCCGGTTTACATCCTCATCTGACGGATATATGTTGGCCTTCATGTCGCGAGTCGAGGAAAAATCAACCTCTGTTACATTACCACTACTTACGTAATTTGTGTCAAAGAAGGGTGATGCAGTCTGATTCTTCAGTTCAAACCATGATTCAGCACTTTGGTCAGGTAGTTTACCAAAAGTCAATACGTTTCGAACTGTATCAGTTTCGAATGATAAGTCGTCTACTTGAGTAACAAAATCCGCAGAGTGCGGAACGTAGACAGCAGGATCATACGACACGTTAAATCTGTAGCGATACTTCGATGAGATACGCCCATTGACGCCACCGTCGTAAACGATTTCATAGTAGTTACACATACTCATACAAGCGAACCTAATCCATCTTTCGTCAAGGTCTAAACCTACGACAAGAGGTGGATCGGTATCATTACTCGCAAAATCAATAGCATTTGATGCAATTTTGTGTATCATAGCATCGATTTTATGAGGTGGAAATGCGTTTGAGACTGTTTTGATTACATCGAGCCCATCGTCTGCAGGCCTGTATGAATAGTAATCGTCATTTTTGGAATCATGGATTTCCCATAAATCCGTCTCAAATTGCACATCTTGTCGTAAACGATAAAATATGCTAATCATACGCATTCGCTTATCAGTTGGTTGCTGATACCTTACAATTTCTAAACAACCTGCTACATCCTCGATGTTTTCGAGTTTGTAACGAGCGTCAGCATTAGCAAAATATTCTTCCAACTGTTTTGCGTCGTCAGTAATATTAACCGACTCTTCAAAATCAGGAAGTGTACCGAACTCGTTTCCAGCCGCGGCTTCTAAACCCCATTCAATAAAATTGTAAATACCCATTAAATTATTAAATGGTTGATTATTATGCAATCTTTCTGTTAACACTGATTTAACATCTAACGCATGGCCAATTGTATCAACAACTCGTTTAATAGAGTTAGATATTGATAGTTCATGAACCATATGGCGTTTAAATTCAATTAGCCAATGTTTAACAGGAGAGAACAAATCAGAGTTTCTTTTCCCTTTCGCTTCAATAACCGGCATTTCTTGAATACGACTTAATAATCGCGTTTTAAGAAAGTCAGCTTGTAGCTCGTACTTTGTGGGACAAAGCTCTTTATAAGCTTCAAGTTCAACATAATTTTCATTAACTCCTTTTAACATCGCGAATGTACCGAAACAGTTAATTAAAATTTGTCTAGCGAAAACTTCATCACTCCCAGTAAAACCCGCAGATTTGTACGTTGAGTGGAAGCAATCCAAGAACCAGTCACTACCAATGATTGGTACTTCAGAACCTTGATACTTAGTAGATGAAGCAGTGTCAGGACGTTGCACTGTCGCGCGAATAAAATTATCAATCAAGTCTTTTCGAGTTAAGACTTCAAAAAGCTTGTTAATTCTTTGCGCTTTCTGCCAGGCCTCTTCACGTTGTTTACGTGAATTCGAGCTGGCATCATAATCAGCACTCCACCACTTAACAGCAGCTTCCGCCAGATTTTCTTGGCGTCTGTTCTTGTCATCCTCGAACACGATCGTTCCACGAAGCTCGTTGAACCTTCTGTCGATGATAACTTTCATTTCTTTGGGTCGATCAAATCGAACACCATCCGCATTTCTTACGAAATAGTCCATTAATTACTCCTATTTGCTTCTTTTATTAGTTTTAGATCTACTACCATTGCTACCAATAATTTCAGATCTAAATTTCACGTTTGACATGTCATAAACTCCGGCTACGTTACCGCTTTTAGGATTTAACCTATTAACAGTAACATCAGGACTAGAAATGTCTCTTCTATTTTGCACAACTTGATCTACGATATTCGCAGTGTTGTATACACCTGGACGTACAGCTTGATCGTCAGTCACATGTTTAGCAACTTCTGTTAAAGCGATAACGGACCCACTAGGCGTAGTCCACCTTCTATTCGTTTGACCAATATTGTGGTTCTCAACACTTAAGTGTTTAGGGATATCTCTACCAGTACAAACCATACCCGGCTCGCCATTTTCAGGTCGCCAGTGTACAGAAACACTAGTTGTCGCTCCACTTAGCTCATCTAACCACAAAGCTAGAGCATCGAGCTCAACAGTCCTTGGGTTTAACGTGATTACAAACAAAGTACCAGTTTGTAAACCGATAGCAGATAGCTCAGTGAATCTCCTCAGTACGCTACGTGACAAACCGCCACGACCAACGTTTTGAGTATCGAATAGAAAATCCCGGAAAGAATCAATCACAACAAAACCATAATTGCTCAAATCATGTGTCATTTGTTGACATAAAGCAAACATAGTATTCATCATTGGATGTGATTCCGGTTCACGAAATACAATTGGTGAATAGTCCAATCCTTTCACCTTGGAGGATGCTAGCGCTTGATTGATAAAGTAGCTTTTACCACCCCCAGAAGCAGCCACAACAACGTGACAGCCAATGGATGCGCTGAAGTTTCCAAATTGTAATCGTAACCCCTTGTTCCTCTGGTATTGATCAGTGATAATCTCACCAGATTGCAGTGAATATGAATGAAAACCAAAGTCACCTTGTTCATTCATTAAATATTTCAAAGCCGCTAACGGATCTTTGTCTCCGCCAGACGCGAGATTTGCAATATTTTGAATGTTAACAGCAACGTCGTTTTCTCCGTCCATTAAATCTCTCGCAGCAACTACTTTACCATCTTTGAAAATAGCTGAGCTAAAGTGATCTCTACTGCTCATATACAGCATTCTTTTCTCCTTATGTGCTTTTCTCACATAGCAACATGTTCCATAAGAGGTGTGAGCCTCTCACTTTCGAGACTAACATAGAACTCATCATAAAGTGAAGGGGTGATCTCGTCCACATCAATTTTATAATGGATTGAATCAGTGTTGTCTAGAAAGATTAAATCCTGCAGATTTTGAGGATCTGCACCCAAAGCGTTTGCTTCTTGCATATCTCCTTTTGTGATCTTCATAGCACTCCATGTGTCAAAGCTAACACCGTATGCGTGTTTAAAAGCCTCATTATGGAGTAACCTGTAATCAGAAAAGAGAGGATGACGAGAATACTCTTCAAGTGTCATTTGCCATGAATACTTAAAGAAACGCCGCGTTCTGTGTCTAATAGACCTTTCTGGCACCCATTTCTTGACTATCATGTTGTTAATATCATTAACAGCAATCAAGCGCGCCTTATCACTTTCTTTCCAAAATTGAAAACCTAAAAAGGTGACCAAATTTTCGGATTGAACATCAAAAGGCGGACAGGGATCTGGACGCTTAACAAGATCTAGAAACTTATCGTAATCGGTACGATGTCTAAAGCAGACTACCGCATCGTCACCAGCATTCTTAATCGCGAATGAAGGATGTTTTCCTTTCAAAATATTATCTAGATCGGATAAATTAAAAGGAATGACTTTGCGAACTAAGTAAAGTTCAACAGCGCAGCCAACGATTTTAGCAACCTCGGATGTAAGACCCCAACCGGATGGGTTACCAAAGAAGTTCGCGTTATTGAATTTACCTAAATCACCGATTAATCTGTGGCCCTTTTGACCAGGATAGTCATTTCGCGTGAAAACCGGATGGTGAGGAAACAATTTAAGAATATTCTTGATATCCGGAGATATACAATCAAAATTCTCAAAAATGGCATTAATCATAGCTGGAGTAACAGAGTATTCAAATCTACCGATATCCAGACCAACGACATATGGCCAATTGTTAACATCACGTTCCAAATTCTCACGTGTATGGTACCACGTATAAGCGTATTCAGTCTTCGCATATTTCCCAATACCTCTGCCAATAAACATCGCCACGATGTTGTAGCTTATTGCCGGCGCCCATGGAGTACGAGAGCGCATAGCTAACAACCTCGGGTGAGGTGTACTGCGATTTTGCGTTACTGTTTTACCGGTCCAATCAAAAACATTCCTCACTTTTCCTTTACTGTACTCAGGAAACACCTCGACTTTATCCGTATGCTGGAGTCTAAGTGTAGTGAAAAACACCGGGTAAATGTTTAAGTCAGTAATTAGATCGTGTAAATTTGCTTTACCATCTAGAATATCTTTCGACAATTTACAAAATTTATCAATTTTACTTACCGTAGAAAGAGCTTCTTCTAATTTACTAGCTGGATTGTTTGAGAACCGCGGGAAACCACTCGAGCTGATTTTGTTTATTGGAACTGGTGTCGGCACAAACTTGCGTGTATAAAGTTTTGCGACAGCACCAATCATCTCAAGAAGAGCGGAATCCTGTTCAAGATTTTTATCTTGCACCGCAGGAGAACCAATGGGACTAGGCATACGCCCAGTCCATTGAAAAAGTAATGACAAATCCGCTGAGACAGCTCTTCCACGGAGGAAGCCATCTAGCGCGTAGCCATTATTATCCTTGGTTTTAGACAACAAGAAATCGCAGAACTTTAAGTGCTCTGGAGATCCGGGGAACACGCCCGGCCAGATCTCATTTTCCATGTGGCCATGCTCACGCGTGACTCGTTGTCGCCCTTGCGGAAATTTGCCTGAAGCGTCTATTAGTAATTCAGCGTCCAATTTTGAACGACTCATTTACCATCCTTTTTCAACGCTTTGCCCTCACGTCTTTTTAGCCAAATCCGTCTCCGATTAATGACATCGCGAAGCTCTGCTGTACTAGGACAGACCAAAGTCTTCTCGTAGTCACCATCTTTAATGACATGGTGTTTGATGCTGAGAACAATTTTACCGGATTTCTCATCAAAAGTCGGTTCTTTCACCGATTCTTTTGTGGTAACCCATTCTCTAGGGATAAGTTTCTGGGCGACCCCTCGTTTCTCAACGGGAGGTTTAGGTTCGCCTATGAAATAACTCATCCTATTTTGCTTTTCAGTCATAGTTTTCTCCTTTCAATGGACTTAATTTAGGCAACACCTTAACAAGAGAGCGATTCTTTCGGGCAATCGCCTGTGAAACTTTCTCTCCTTAAGGCGCAGAATCTCGAGGCCATCAATGTTGATGCCAGCGAGGGATCTGGTGGTCCAGATAATCGCTAAAGCTAACAAATCCAGTCCCTGGGGTTCGGCCATAATCTTGAACAATTTGTGGATCAAAGGTCCTTGTTCACCTGAAGCGCTAAACCGGGTTTTGGAAACCTTGCGAAGTCTGGTCCTAATCAAATCGCTGTTCGGTCCGTCACCTACTTTAACCGTAGCAGCGTCTAAGAAAAGTCGGCAATCGTGAAGCACCTTATTGGATAAAGAATGCCCAACGTCCTTGCTAAAATGCTTTTCTTCGAGTTTGATCAATCTCTTGAACTTTAATTCAGCGCCGTCTGAGAGTAAAGCGGCTTCGTGTGGTACGAACTCGACGCTGTTTGATGTGCCCTTTTTTGTTCTATCAGCTACTGCTAAAGCTGCTATCGCGTAACAAGATTCGGTGAGTTCGAGGAAAGGGTCGTCTTTCCCAGAAAGTGTAACACTTTCTTTTACTATCTCAACTAACTCGGTATGCGACGCTTCAACGCTTGAAACGAAGCGGACGCTCGCTGGTCGCTTAATGCTCTCAACGAACTCTTCTGTGATCTGTAGTCTATTCATCTGTGATCTCCTTAGTCTTCGAAAAACTCCCCATTAAAGTTGAAT